CTGGAATCGACAACCCATAGCGAGTATTAACAAGTAAATCATAGAGGCAAAAGGCTGGGTCGTTTGTATAAAGTCTTTGCCAAGTACTTCTTAAACTGCCATTCGCAGTTAAAGATGTACCACCAGCCCAAGTTGCCGAAGAATTATAAACTAATCTACCGGCTCTGCTTGTGTCAGTTGGATTGTTGTTATCGGTATAAACATTTTTTGGCACTGCAACTCTTGTTCCTCTTAGCCTGTAGTATCTTCTTGGTATAGAATTAAAACTTTCACTTGAAACGCTAAATCCTATTAATGCAGTATTAGGATAAGGTCTGTTGTCAAAAGTTAAAATTTGATATGAGAACCATTGAATATCATTTAAATGTTTTGTAGTTGAATCATCAGATATCCTTTTAACTCTTAGGTTAAAAGTTGTTGCACCTGCATAATTATCTGGAACATTAAAAGCATACTGCCTTTGATAAGGGTCACCAGTTCTTCCACCTATCCCTACATCTCCTAATGAGGCTGATTCATGTTGCGGTTGATTGTTAGGAAAAGCACTAACAAAATCTGTGTTGGGATTAGATCCTCCATCAATTTTGTATTCAATTCTAAAAAATACATTTGTGCCTAATATATCTCCCTTATCAGTAAATCTTTGTAATGCTGGTACATTAATTATTAATCTTATTTGGCCAGCATCAGGAAAGTTGGCGATGCTAAAATTGACATTTACTGGGCTGGCTTGTGCAATATTTCCACTATTAACGGGTACTTCTTCTCTAGTTGCACGAAAACCACCCATAACATTTTGAGTAGCAGTTCCAACTCTTGAATCAACAACAACATTCTCAAAGTTTTTATCGTCATCATCAAATTCTCCTTGGTTATTTAATTCTGCATCTTCATCAATAATAGGTGTATCATCTAAGTAAATATCTTTTAAAGCAAATTTATTATAATTAGTAGCACCAAAAGCAATACCTTCATCTCTTGCAGAAGGAAAACCCTCTATCCTTCCTTCACAAATAGCATCTAATATTTTAGCAGTGGCAAGACTGTCTAAATTATCATCAGCAGTTGAAGGAGATCCACCACCTTTCCCACCACCTTTCGCACCGCTAATAATATCTAAATTTTTTTCTTCCATTAGTTCTTCATAACGTTAATACCGGCTGAAATTACCACAGATCCGACTATTCGCTCTCCAAATAAAATTGGAACTGGCAATCCTGCGATACTGGTATTTATAGGGCTATTGAATTGAAAACTGTTGGGAGTTTCTTCAGAAGCTGCCTGTGGAACAGGTGTTAACATTTGAGAAACACCGCCTAAAACTAAACTTGCACCAATACCAAACGCAGCTTTTGCTCCCATACCAGCACCAGCAAATCCAGCAGAAAAACCTCCTTTTAAGGATATTGCATTAACACCAAAAGCACCAAAAGCACCAAAAGATAAACCGATCAATGCAGCACCTAATATTATTGACCCAAGTCCTCGACCTTGACCACTTATAACAGGAACAATTTTTATATCATTATGACCTGTTGGATAATGTAACTCTTCTAATGTTTTTGGTTTGTCATTTACTATGACTTTATAATATTTATCCATCATGTAATTTTCGGTTTGTGGATAATTGCCAATCAAGCATTTAATAGCGTCTGCTGCTGTATGAACTTCAGTTTCTACTTCATTAACGCCTACAAACTCTGCTAAATCTCCATACAGTTTTATTTTACGAGGACAGTCCAACATACCTAATAATCTTGCCTGTAATGCTTCTATAATACCTATTGTACTCTTCTTTACAAGATAATCTGCCTTGTGGGTGATGTAACAACATATTATTTTCACATAAAACTGCAATGTGATTTAAACCATCCCCAGAAAAATTCATTAATGGACAATCATATAATTTCATTGGTTCATCATCTTCTAAAGCTCTAAATCCCCCTTTTTCATAACAATCTTCAAATAAAGGATTAAAAGCAAAGTATTCTGGATCGTCAGGTTTATTAAAGTCAATAAGATTAATATTCAATTCTGCCTTATAAAATTCCCTGATAAGTTGCCAACAGTTTGTATATTCCCAAGTCCAAGGTCTTCCTAATAATGATTGTTTATATTCCTTTGGTCTAAAGTCGTACCACTCTTTTGTATGTGGATTGACAATGTACCAATGTTTATTTGTTCTTGCTGCTGAGACCTGATCTGCTGGACTTGGATATGGATTTGTATTTGGATGAGAATGAACTATACCATGTATTGCTTCATTGCCATATTGATCTTCGATAATTGAATAATCTGTTGGACTTAAAATAAATTGATCTGTTGGTATCTGTGCTAAATTTCTGCATTTTTTATAGACTAATTTACCTTTAATATTTACTAATAAACCACAAATTTCTTTAGGACTTTCTTTTAGGGCATCTTCAATAACTTTTTTCTGCCAATAAATCAATTATAGAAATCTCCTATACCAGCAAATTCCATAGGCAAAAATTGTCTTTTTGGTAATTTTTCATTTATAGAATCAATAGAAGCTGCTAATTCAAAAGAAACTACATTCCTTGATTCTAATGATTTTCTTGCAATTTCAAACTCATCAATACGAAATTCTTGAGTGTTATCTGGTGTGCCATATGGATTATTACCAGTAAAATTACTATTTGGTAAAAATTCAGCAAGTGTTCTTCTTCTTTTTAAAGTAGCTCCAACGAGATCATTGGCAAAAGTTTCAGTGTTTACAGCAGCAAGCACGTTAGACATATTACCAATATTTAATGCAATGATGGCAAGATTACTTATTGTTAGTGTTGGTCTTGGTAATTGTTTAGGATCTTCTTTAAAACCAGTTGCCTCTATAGGCATTCTGTAATATGTGTTTCCGTTCCAAATAATGCTATCTTGACCTGTTGTATCTTTAGTGTTGTTATGAAATCTTATAGTTGTAATATTATTGCCATCGGGGTCTTGTATAGATGTATCGCCATGCAAAATTGGGTTTAAAGTTAGCTCAAACAGTTCGATAATTGGGCTAGGATTAACAGATTGTAAACTAGATACTGGAACTGGCATTATGAAGCTGGCTCGAATACTTGTCTAAATGTTACTTGCACTCTTGCTCTGCCGTTAATATTTATACTTTTTGTATATCCTCCCTCTACAACAAAATTCATTGAACTTTCAGTCGGTATTTGATAAGCAAAATTTGCTCCATCTACGGCCCTATCATCAAAAAAATCTGTCAAAGTATTAGCATCCGCTTCAGTTACTTCAAATGTTAAATTAAAAATTTTTGCATTTTGGTTTAGTCCATACGAAATTCTGTGTTCATACCCATCTCCAAATTTAACAATTTTTGTGTTTGGTGCGTTTTTTTTTGTTGTCCCATAGGTAGGAACAAATGCAGAACCAGCAGCGGTGTTTGGTAAATTAGCCATTAGGTATAAAGTAACCCTCCTTGTCTTTTTTGTTGCACTAACTCGGCTTGTATAGCTTGAGAAATAGCTTTACCTAATTGTGCAGCTTGATTTTCATCTCCTTCTACATTACTTCCGGAGGCATCAACGGCAATATTGATATTATTAACTATTCCTCCGCCTCCTATTTGATCGTTAGGAATAATTTTTCCGGCTGAAGATGGTACAAAAATTTCAGGACCTTTTTCACCAACGATAGAAGGTCTATTTACGGGTGGTCTACCACCGTTTGCAAAACCTACTAAATTACTAAAAGGCCCCCCGAACTGTTTCAAAATTGTATTAATACCTAAACGTAATAATTGATTTCCAATATCTCTTAAAATTCCGCTTGCGGCCTCACCAAGAGTTTTGGTTCCATTTATCGCGTCTACTAACGCATCGGAGACGCCAGTAGCAATATCGTTTCCTATTTCCGTAAATATCCCTTTTATTCTTTCGGCTTCTTTTTCTATTTCTGTCATTTGTTCAACTTGTTTCTTTAAACCTTCTTCTATTTTTAGTAAATTTATTATTTGTTGCGCATCTTGTTCTCCAAACTTTTCTTTCAAAGCAGCAATTTTTTCTTCTTGTGATAATTCCTCTTCCTTACCTTCTAATTTCGCTCTTAAAGATGTAATATTTTTTAAAATACTTATATTTTGATCGTTAAAAGCTTTATTTAAAGAAAGTTGCGCTTCTCTTTCTTTTTCACCTTTTAAAATTATTGCTCTTTCTTTAAGAATTTCTAACTCACGTTCTAAAGCTTTTCTTCTACCAGCATCGTTACGATTAGTACCTAAATTAGAAAGCTCAAATTCTTTATTAGCTATAGCTATATTATTTAATGCTTTTTCAGTATTATCGGCGGTGTCGACAATACCTTTTAAATTATTATCAAAAGCTTTTGCAGCCTCGGCTGCTTCTTTAGCAGAATTTTTATTATCAATAAATTTTGCCGCTAAAGTTCCTAAAACAACTATTGCAGCACCTATACCAGTTTTTATAAGAGCAACTTTAAAAATATTTAGAGCAATAGCTGCTTTAGTTATACCGCCGGCGGCTAAAAAGGAAGAAGCGGCTAGTCCTTTTAATCCAGTAGATGCCAAAATAGAATTAGCAGCATTTACTTGTAATGCTGTAGTCATCGTTGCAAGCTGACCTATAAGCAAAGGTGTAATAACTGTTATCCCTTTAATAGCGACAGCTATCCCCGTAAAAATAAGTGAAACTTTTCCGGCCCCAGAATTTATAAATTCAGTTATTTTTTTTGTAATTTCAGTAAATGCTCTAATTACAGGCAAAACTGCGGGTGCTAAAGCATCGCCAAATGCTCTCGATAAATTTTCGGCTTCATTAGAAAGATTCTTAAATACTTGCGTTGGATCATTTTTTAACAACTCCGCTAAAGATTTTCCCCCTTTATTTTCTATTTTTTTCAATGCTCTTATAACAACGGCACTTGTTATTTTCCCTTCACTACTAAATTTTTTTAATTCACCTACGGTCGTTCCAAGCTCATCTGCAACTGGTTTTAAAATAGTTGGAATTTGTTCCGATATACTTCTAAATTCATCTCCTTGTAAACGACCTGAACCTAAAGCTTGAGCTAATTGCCTAAATGCATTTGATGATTCTATAGCCGAAGCACCCGCTAATTTTGCAGCAGTATTAAAACCAAAAAAAGTTGTTTTAATATCCTCTACTCCTACTCCTAAAGGTTGTAATCTAGCCGTTATATCTGTTATACCTTCTAAAGCTTCGGTAGCACTTAAACCAAAAGCTTTTTGCGCTTGTGTTGCTAATTCTTGCGATCTCGCAAAAGTTCCCGAGGCTTTTGTTAATAAACCTAATCTAACATTCAACTTTTGAAAATTTGCTGAAGTAAGTACAGCTTGTTTCGCTAAAACGGTTATTCCTACTCCCGCAATAGCAGTTTTTAAACCACCTACGGCTCTAGTTAGTGTATTACTCTCATTTTGTACACCCCTTAACGCTCTAGTCGCCTGACTCGTATCGACTCTAAGGGTAACAACACTCTCGGCCACTAAAAAAAAAGTTATTAATTATATATTACCGGTTTTTTGCTCTTTGCAGTAAAAGTTTTTCTTTTTCGTATTTGTTTTCAAAATATGCGGCCCAATATATAAACTCCTCTTCGGTCATACTTTTACGAATTTCTTCGATTGTTTTGCCTAATTCGTTTGCGAGGAAAAACTCAAAATTTAACCAGTTATTCCTCCTTAGATTTTTTTTGCTAAATCTAAATCTAATTTAACTTCAAATAAAAATAACTCGACGTCGTTTAAAACTTTTTCCGGCAACAATCTTTGTAAATCTGGAACATCAGCCATAGAAAAAAATTTACTTCCATCCTCTTTTTCGGCCATTTGGCAAAGTAATTGCGTTGATACGACTAAAGCATCATCAGAATTTGCTGCTTTTTGAGCTTTTTGCCTATCGTATCTAGTTAAAGGTGGAAAATATAATTCTATTTTACTTCCGTTTGGAGTTTCTAGTTCATACTTACGTCTTTGGGACATTACATCGCCGTAAGCTTCCGTCAGCACGTCTATACCTCTTTTAGTCATAAAATATTTTTAGAATTACCCTAATATACTATATAGCTGAAGTTATG